ACCCAAGGACCTGGTTCTGCTTTTGCTTCCCACTTTCTCCACTCATGCAAAGAACCAATCTTAATATAATCATCAGCAACTAATACATTACCCTCAACTTTAAATCCACATTGGTCTTGTAACCCACCAGTTACATTTACAATAATCGGTGTTCCAGCCATTACTGATTCAGCAGTAGCTAATCCAAACCCTTCATTGTTAGCAATATTGATTGTAGCATCAGCTAAATTATAATTGAAATTTAATTCATTCTGTCCTCTTCTTTTTTCTGAAAACTTAATATTAATATCGGATGCTACTGCTTCTATAACTGCCGGTAAATCAGTACCATTCTCATCTACGGGCTGAGTATGCATTAATAACAAACACTTATCTGCTTTTTCTTTTCCAATTTTTTCACAAAATAATTTAAAAGCATAAATTACATCAGCGGGTTGTTTTCTTCTGATATTACGATTACTCCAATAAAGAACAAAATCATATTCTTTATCACCTAATATTTCATTTCTATATTCAATAGGTACATCGGTTGGTTTATATATATCAGTATTAATACCATGTGGTACATAACTAACTTGCCAAGGCTGTTTTGGTATCCAAGTTGATTTATCGGTTCTTTGTCCAATTCTTTTGATAATACCATAAGTTTGACGAGATATACATCCTATCCAATCACAACTTTCATAAAAGTTACGATTATACATAGGGTCTGGTAAATCATCCCATATAGCATAAAATAGAAGTGGGATATTTTGTCTAATTTCATGCTCGATATCATATAACCATGTCCAATAACGAGGGTCGGTAAAGTGTAAGATGGCATCCGGCTTTTCTGCATTTATTAATTGTCTAATTAAATCTGCATTACCATAGCCATTCCAAGGAAGTATTTTTACATTAGCATCCTCTATACCATAATTTTTTTTAATATCATCGCTTACATCTAAAACTTTTCCAGATTCGGGATGATTAATTGCTGCTCCTACTTGAAACCAATCGTATTTGTGTACTGTCCCTAATACAAATTCTTTGGACATTGTAGCGATACCACTCGCCATTCTTAAATCATCTGAAAGTAACAATATTTTTTTCTTTGCCATAACTTATTTTAAAATTGTGAACCTGAAATTTGTAATTGTAAGTATTCATTCATTTCCTTACGAAATTCTTCATCTTTAACATATCTTTCAACTGTACGATTTACCAACTTTTGAAGGGTAACATCAGAATCGAAAGATACTTTTTTGAATGATGAATAAACATCTTTCAAGATTTTCACAGTAGTTAGCTTTGTGTTTTCTTGATTCATTATAATATTAATTTATATATTTGTATATATAAGTATATTACAACAAGAAAAAACAATAACTTTTAAAGAACTTTTTTTATTTTGTAGCCTTACCATCACAATGCTTACCTAAGAATTCACACCATTTACAATTTTTTTTATTTGCACCGGGAACTTTAGGAAAATCTATATTTTTATATGTACCATCATCATTGAATACCTCATTGATAAATTCCATAAATTCATCATGAGCTTTTTTTACTGATGGTGCTCCATTAGATGGTGCATGTTTAGATACATATGGTATAGGAAATGCAGAATCTTCAGGAAGTTTTCTTCTCATTATTTGATATTCAACTTTTATTTTAGAAAGTGGAATATTAAATAAATCAGAATAGTATTTTTTGTACAAAAGAATTTGTGCATTTTTAAACTTATCTGCTTTTTGATACTGATTCCAACCCATAGTTGATGTCTTTAAGTCAACAATTACTATTGAATTCTCAGCCAAATTTCTTAATACAATATCAATAAAACCAATAAAATGTACACCCTCTTTAATTGGTGTATTTAAAGGAATCTCTATACCAACCAATTCATAGCCTGATTTTGAGTAAAATTTGTTAAGATTCTTTTTCAACCATTCCAAAATTCTTCTACCATCACCATAAAATTCTTCTAATTCTAATTGAGTACAAGGTGCACCTTCACTAAGAGTTTGTCTCTCTTTAGTAAAGTTTTCTTTCATTCTTTCCAAAAGCAACTTATCTAAATTTATTTCATCTGCTTGCTTTTTAGAAACACCATACATTACTGATAGATAGTGTTGAATAGTTTCGTGCATTGAACTTCCAAATATTGTGTGAATATTACCAGAACTTTCACCCAATTTATCTATATAATTTAACTTATATTGTTGAGGGCAGTTACTCCACATTGAGTACTGCGAAAATGATACTTTTGCCATAATGTAAAGATACGAAAAAATGGTGAAATAACCAAATTAAACTTTGAGTTTTAATTTAGTAATTTGCTTAGGGTCAGTACCATAAGCCTCCGCAATTTGTTTGATGTGTTGCTTACCTGCGGTTGTTTGATATAATATATTAAGATAATCTTCAGCTTCTAATTGAGATACTTCGTAATACCTTGCCACTAATTCTACAATCCAACCTTCATACTTATCTGCTGAAGATGGTTTCATATATTTTAGAAAAGCTTTTTTCTTAGGTATTAAACCAATCAAAGCAAGATACATTGCTTTTGGTGGTGCATTTTGTATATAAGGTTGTATATCTGCAATTGTTTCTATCCAATCAGAATTCATAGAAAGAAAACGGAGTATCATATAGTTACTCCATGTTTTTTTATCAGATTCTTCAAGCGTGTCCCAATACTTTGGATTTTTATCCAAAGTTATAGCGTTAAGATGGTCAAATAATGTTTTTGGCATTGTATTATAAATCTGATGAACTATTTTCTTCTGCCTGTAATTTATCCTTTTGTTCTAATGCTCTTAACTGAATGGGTTTAAGTGATTCTTGCTCTGCACCACAATCACCGCAAACAAATATTTCAAAAGGTATCATCATATCCTGGTCACCACCATATGCTAACTTAGATAACTTTCTCCACTTCATAGCTGGTAAAAATACTTTGCCCCCACATTTTTCACATACAAAAGGTACGGATGCTGATATGTCTACTTTTGGTTGTGGTTGTTGTGGAATTTGACCTGCTCCTATAATATTAGCCATATTATATTATATTTAATATTTTTATTAATGTAGCTGCTGCTAAGATTTCTTTATCATTTGCCAAAGATGAATTAGCTACTGCTTCGCCTAAATAAAGTATAACACCAGATGTATTATCAGCACCATATTCTTCAACTTTATCATATAAAAGAGTATATAATTCTGAAAAATCTTTTGCTTTAGAATCAATGATTGCTTGTCTTACCTTCATGTATTTATTTCTCTTATCATCATTGGATTTAAGAATATCCAATACTTTCATTTTGTAATCATTTTCTAAAAGATTCTGAACATCTACTTTCAATTTACCTTTAATTGAATTTAATTGGCAAGTATTAATTACCTTACGAATATCAGGATATGATGAATCAATAATAGGCACTAAATCTTTTGGATTAAACTCTATTTGTTCTATGTTAAGAATTCTACTTATATGAATTGCTACATCTTTTTTTGTTGGTGGGATAATTTGAAAAGATTGACAACGAGACTGAATCGGTTCAATAACTTTTTCTACATAATTACAAGTTAAAATAAATCGGCAATGTGCACTAAATGTTTCCATTAAATTACGAAGAATAGCCTGAGCTTCTTTACTCATATAATCAAACTCATCCAAAATAATAACTTTGAATTTTTTAAATCCCATAGAAGAAGCAAAATTCTTAACTTTTGTTCTTACCATTTCAACGTTATTCTCATCCGATGCGTTTATAATCATAAAATCACACTCAATTGATTTTACAATTAATTTAGCAAGAGTAGTTTTACCTGTACCGGCTCTTCCGAATAAAAGAAGATGTGGTATATCATCGTTTTCCAAATATCCTGCAACTTTTGTTTTTAAGTGTTCATTGCCCACATAATCATCCAACTTTGTTGGTCTATACTTTTCAGTCCACAATGTGTGGTTTATACTTTCTTCTTGATATTCAAACATATATTTTTATTTTCCAGTTGAACCAAACCCACCGTCACCTCTTTCTGAATCCGATAACTCATCAACCTGTACAAATTCTATTGGTGGGTAAGGTATAATTATAATTTGTGCTATTCTATCACCTACTTTATAAAAGTCATTTGATTTATCTTCAGTATTTTTTGTTTCATCATAAAATCTTTCACCACCATATACCTTATTGAATGTAGCCTGAAGTTCACCTCTATATCCGCTATCACATACACCAACCGAATTACTTAAATCTAATCCTGTCTTTCTAATTGATGAACGAGGAAATATTAATCCTACAAATCCGTCTGGAATTTCTAATGCGATACCCATACCATAAGTAATTTGTTCGGGTGTATCTTTTATTATTGATGTTGCTACCAAATCCATTCCACCATCTCCTACTTTTGCGTATGTTGGAATTACTGCTTTTGGATTAAGCTTCTTTATTTTGACTTTCATTATTTGTAGTTTTCAATAAATCTTTTTGTTTGTCTCTTAATAGTTTGCCCTGCTCAGATAGTTCTCTAGCAAACACTTTAAAAGATTTGCCTGATTCAGCATTTGTGAAATTAATATAAGAATTTTCTAAATTAGAAATTGTAAAAATTACTTTAGGGTCTTCATTTTTATTCATTTCATCATCTGTCCAAGCAAAAATTTGTGGTTCATCTTCATCAAATTGAAAACACCATTCACAATTTTCAAATTTTTTTTGTGAAAGGGTAACATTACCCAGTTGTTGTAATTGTTCAGATTGTTCTTCAATCTTTACTTCTTCTACTTTTTTTGTTTTTTTAGCTCTTGCCATATTTTTTGTTTTTATCTACCAACTTCACCTAAATACTTTTCCTTCATTTCTTCCCAGCTCATACCAATAGCATCTATATAAAATAAGTGTTCAGGTTTTATTCTGCCCTCTTCATGCAGTTTTGTATATCTATTAATTGCGTGTTTTTTCCACCATTTATTTATGTAATCAACACCTTGTTTAAATTTATCTCTTAATACTAATTGTTCTTCGGTAATTCTATCACAAAGAAAATCATTACCATTTTCATATATCATAGCCATATACACACCTCTTTTAAATCCGTGATGATATTCATTAGCCTTAATACCACATTCTTTAAATATTTTTCCTAATATTTTTTGTTTTATACCACTCACAGGCCCATTAGATTCATACCCCATATTAGCACCATTACGAATTCTTTCTTCAGTAATATTATCTCTATACCATTCCGCACGATTTTCTTTTAACCATTGATGCCAAGGGTCATAATACTTATCGTCCGGCTTTATACTAATCTTACCAGCTGATTCACCTAATGTTTTAAATAAAGGGATACCATTGTATTGTGAATGAATACCATAAAGAGATGTAGTACCTACTGCAATTAGTACATTCTCATATTTCTTTTTCCAATAATCTCTTACCTCAGGCACTGTAGTCATCATAGCAATTAACTTACCACCTAAAAAGTTATAACCTAAAGGTTGAGTACATACGATTGTAGAAGCAATGGTTGTATTATTTAATTTACCTTTTACAAACTTATCATCCTTAGTCCAACCAATGTAGTTATCTCTCACACCCAATGCAGTCACATCAGAGGCTAAAGAGATTTGCCCCAATAGTTTTCCACTTACTCTATCCTTAACATTAATTTTAACGTTACGGCCAGGATTGGCGGTAAAATCCATAGTATGAATCATTCTACGGATTTGTGACCACTTAGTAGCTTCTTTAGGGTCTTCAACAATTTCAACATAAGGGTCTAACGCTTCAATTTCTTTTATCGTTATCTCCTTATTGTTGATATTGGTTGGTCTCCATTGATAATCATAGTAAGATGCTATTTGAGATTTAGTCTGAATCATCGTAGGGTCTTGCAACTCTACCCACTTTTTGTATAAAGTTTGCTCCTGCACGGACATCGTCATTAGATAGTCCATGTTTTCTTTTAGCTTTGTTTTTTCAATATCAAAGTCAAAGACAGGTTTTTGTGGTTCAGTATCCCAAAAGTTCATATTACTTAATTTCTACAAGGTAGTAGTTTGAAGTATAATCACCATCAGTAAAAGAAGCATGTGCCAAACCTTTAGATGAAATCTTTAGAGAAGAAGTTTTAGAACCTTTGTTAGCTATTAAGATTGCTTTTAAATATTTTGCAGAAAATGCAATTGGTTCAATATCCTCTTTACATTTACAATCTACACTAATAGAGATTCGGTTAGAGTTAATTGAGGAATACCCCAAAATAACTTCACCTTTCTTATCTTTACAAGTGAATGTAAATGTATCAGCATCGGC